CATTACCACACTCTAGCAATACTTCCTGTAATTGAATGCTTCGGTCTCTAACGAATTGAAACTTGCCTAACATCAAGACCCCCTGAATACTTGCCTGAGGATCATACACATCAAATGATACGGCTTGAGGAGCTTCGTTAGGGCTGGAAGATATTAAAGTAATCCCTGAGTAATCAGCTACCACAAAGCTATGAGACATTTTAAGTATCCCATAACGTTTTAATAGTATATCATACAGAAATATATGACTATACTTTCCTGGGGTTCCGAAACCTACTGAGATAAGAATATATCTATCTAGGACAAAGCTTATCGCCTTATACACTACCCCATTTATTTTAGAAAATAAATTTGTGGTATAGTCAAATATATCTTTATGCTTTTTTCGCTCTAAGAAGGTGGATAGTTCCGGGGCAGCTAAACTTGCTCTATTAGCCTCAACTAATTGAATAGTATTGGCGTTACTAATACCATATTGAATAGCAGTATTATATCCACCATATACCTGCGTAATATCCGTATATCCGCCAGAATCTGATACAGGATAAAATCTCCAAGGGTACCTAGCATTGCTGGTGTACTCTGCGAATACAATACTATTATCGCAGTAGATATAAAACCCAGCCTGGTGGGCTACAATAAAGTTAGCTCCCTGCGCTCCGGAAGGTGTTTCAGAGCCTGCTCCGGTAACTAAAGAAATTACAAAATCAGTTGGAGTAGTAGTGGATGACCATGCTATAGATCCATCCTTCATGAGAAGGATCATATAGTTATAGGAGGAGCAAATATATTTTACGTCAGCAGCAGTTACTCCGACAAACGCAGTGAGTGTAAAAGTCAACTGCTTAGTTACTGCATTTATTATATAAGTGTAAAGGTTAATTCCATCAAACCAATAATGTGTGCCCCTAACAAATGCTGTCGAGTGACTAACTCCTGAAGGAATATCTCCCGCAGCAAATTGCCAAGCTATGGCTGCGGATACTGCACAGGATACTATATCTCTATATACCCCATCACCTTTTCTAGCTAGAACTACTACATCTCCAGCGGCTATATCTGCAACTGTGAAGCAGGCAGCCACAGAAATAACTCCTGTAGCCCCCGATTCTGGAGGATGTTTATTTCTAGCATTGTAGCCTACGCTCTGATAGCCAGAAACTGTAGGCATAACATTTTCCATAAAAATTATCTGCGGAATTCCTGCGTCTTTCTGCACCCCTTCCGGATCTACTCTACGATCATAGTTTTGATCTTGCTGGGGCACAATAACAGTTCTTCCTGCATCCGCAAGAGTCATTGGAAATACGGCCGCAGTTAGATTAGCTCTATAGGTTACTGTTGCCATTAGGTAATCCTCACGAACCCAGAACCATCTCGCCACAAACGATTAGTTCCGCCAGGAGAACTTCCTGGCAAGCCTAGTAGTTCAATATAGCCAGAAGTATTTAACCTAATTTTTGGTGAAGCTCCCATGGATATAACTACTTCATGAGCTGTCATAGTTCCCACCTCAAGGAAAGCTCCTGATGTACTCATGCCGCCCTGTAAAGCTCCAACACCTAAAGCTACAATGGCTCCAGAACTCCCAATAGATCTAACAGTTGTATTAGTTCCGGTAGCTTCAATTACAGCATTAGCAGTATTAACTGTTAAATTACCTGACATAGTGTCCCCAGTTTTGGAGACTGCTGTGGCAGGAAGTCCAGATAGTTTAGTTTGTTCGACGGAAGTATATCCAGTATAGCCAGCAGCCCAGCTTATAGCTAAAGTTCCAGCAGCAGTTATAGGGCTGCCTGATATACTCATTCCAGTAGGAACTGAGCAGCCAACTGAAGTCACTGTACCAGTACCGCTAGCTGTTATCCACTGTAACGGAAGTCCTACACCTTGAGAACTAAGTAGTTGTCCGGCAGTTCCTGGATTAGATGTGCCGATGTGAAATGCACCGGCAGCATCTATAGTATATCTAGCTATATTATTTGTCAGTATTCGTAATGAGTGCGAAGACTGAGTGCCAAATTCTGCAACATTAGTTGCTGCGGTAGCTATCAAACCTGCATTCACAGTTCCCGAAGTTACGCCTAAGGTAGCAGTTAGGGCTCCAGTTGCCCCTGCCCGCGCAGAATCGGCTGTAGAAATAACATCGAGATCAATAAGGCCAGCTGACTGGAGAGTTAAATCTCCTGTCATTGTATCTCCGGATTTATCCACAAAAGTTAGTGCACCTACAGGTAGCCACCGAGCAGCCAATCCAGGGCCATTAGAAGTAAGTACTTGGCCAGTAGCACCTACATCCCCAGAAAGTGCTAGTGAGCCGTCAGACTTAAATTCCCACTTAGTCAGATTATTTAAAACTAACGCTACAGAACCTGCATGATCTGCACCGCCGATCAGTAATGCGCCCCCAGCAGCAGCTGATCTTTGAAGAACAACACTACGACCCTGAGAAGTGACTAAACTAATTCTAGCACTGGCATTAACAGCTATGTCTGTATTAGACACTGTCAGATCAGTGGTAAAAGGTCTAACTGTGGATACTGTGAACTCTCCTACACTGTGTTTAGTGTAGCCTTGGATTACAGTTCCTAAAAGTGTAAGCCTAAATCCTTTAGACTCATCGATCAAATTAGTGGTGTTAGCCTCTAAATCTCCTCCAATTACAATTATTGGGCCCATGTTGTAATTAGATATTTTAAACCCAACAGAATTTGCTTCGCAGTTAGGGGCAATAAAAGTACCTCCTAAGCCAGCAGCACCTACATAAATACCACAGTTCCCGTTATTTTTAGCTTCAAAAGAAGTTACTGTGAAAGCATTCACATCTTCAGGAAATGCATCATCGCTGATATGTAAACCGTCACGGCCATTAAAACTGGAGGTACACTTTTCTAAATAAAAGCAATTAGTATTAGTAAGACTTACCCCAGCATAATCTCCGCAACGGATACCATCACGGCCTACATATTTAAAATCTCCTTGAGTCCACCTGATGCCGTGGCCCCCTATAAATAATCCATCATACTGCCAACCTAGCCCAGTTCCTGGATCCCAATCACCTAAAACTCCGCCACCTTCTACAGTGATCCCGTTATGAACTAATACAACAAGAGCAGGTCTATCTGGATCATAGGTTACATTTTTGCCTACTATATAAGATTGAGCAAAAGCTTTTGCATAGGTAGCTGGAATACCTGTGGAGCCTTCAAATTTGATATCAATCGGGTAGTCAACAAATAGAGTTTCTGAGATAACTATTCTACCCTGGAGCAGGATACCTTTCTTAAGCTCAGCTTCGCATAGTCGCATAGCCTTATCTAAAAGAGTATGCTCTACCGTAATATTATCTCCCTTAAGTCCGCACTGCTTACTCCCAATATAGGGGCCTGGAATATGAATCTTATACCAGCGACTATCAGTGCGAGTTATTATAGATATCCCATTCTGTGCAGGAGAAGGTATCGAATCATCCTGCAGAAAATACATAGCACTGCCGCCATCTCCAGGCTCATAGTAGCCCCGAGTGATAGCAATGCCATTAATATCAACTATATCTTTAAGATCCTCAAAAGTATTTACTACGGTAATACCAGAAGTTGTACCCAGCTCATCTGGGCTAGCTCCATAAGGACTCCAAATTGATACTGTCATAATTAATACCCCATGGCCTGAATATTAGAAACTTGAACTGCCCTATAGGCTTCTAGAGCTAAACTCTTTTGACTAGTAGCTTGAGCGGTATCTCCAACAGCAGCAAAAACTTGTGCTGCTGCCTCATGCACTATTGCATAAGGATAGTCTTTAGCTATCCAAGAGTTATAACCCCCGACAGTTATATCAGGATGCTCATAAAAGCCTATGATAGCGTAGGTTAAATCTACTGTAGATCTAATCTGAATGAAATTGCCTGCGACATAGCATACATTAGTACGAACTATGTTGTAAGCATCCATGAAATTTTCGGGGGAGATAACTTCATATAGTGGCTCAGTGATAGTGCCGTCAGGAAGTGCTCGCCTAAAATACTTAAGAGCTCTCCATCTGGGGAAAAGCTCTTTGTATTCAAAGTTCTGAACTAAATCTGGGGCAGAGAAGGATATTCCTGCCTCTTTAATATCTCTATAAAAATAATCCAGTTGATGTAACTTTAGGGTAGCAGACCGAACCGCAGCTAAAGTTTCATTAACTAGATGAGGTAAATTAGTTTGGGTATAAACTTCAGTTTGCAGTTCGGTCAGATTCATAGCTAGTTACTTCTTGGAAGTTCCGGTGGCGGCCGCCGCCATGGTTTTGGTAAGTTCCACAAGTTTGGCAGCGGATTGAGTTGCATCTCCACCAGCCGCAACAGCAGCAATATCGCTGGTAGATTGTGGGCGGATCTGCTCTTGCGTTGATGTTCCCATATCATTATTGGGGTCAACAAAGGCAGCTTGCTGTGCTTGGAACTCTGCAAAGAACTTAGCACGAAGGGCCTTCATAGGATCTTCCATCTCGGCAGTCAGGTATTTCTGATCTTCCTTGATATAGATCTGTGGGTGGCCGGCAGAAACTTCTTCATCTAGTTCTGCAATTTCTGCGGGATTATCCGTAGCGTAGCGGTGATGCTTAAATACAGCCATCTTGCCTCTCTTAAACACGTAGTTTAGAAAAGGCATTGTCGCCCAATAGAGGCGCTTCTTAGGGGTTTCAACAACTTCGGTAGGCATAATTCAGTTCTCCTGATAAGGTTAAGGAGTAAGGGTTTTTCTGTCTGGGAACCCTTACAAGAAACCAGTTTCCCTCAGGAGGAAATTAACCTGCGGCAGCAGCAGTCAGATTGGTAATCAGAGCGTTTGCTGGAGGATTCTTCACAACGCAAGTGAGTTCGGTTGTGAGTGAACCACCAACTGCGTCGATACCATTACCATCCATGATATCTTCCTTCTTGGTCTTGCGACCGCCTAGGTAGGCAACACGGAAAGTTGACAGGTCAACTGCAAATGCGTACTTGCTCCAGTCAGCATTGCTGTTGAACAGTGGATGTTCAATCATACGGAAAGTACCGCGAGCAATGTTGAATTGGCCGAATTGCAGACCGTAGGAGGTAGCACCGTTCTGGATGTAATAAGTGCTGTTTAGGCGGCCGATGTTGTTTAGAACTTTCCGGGCCGCGCCACCTACGAAAAGAACCCGCTCATTGCCAACTTTCGGATCAGTTGCCTGGTTGAAAACAGGGTCTAGAGCAGTTTCCAGCTGGGTGAAGTTAGTAGTGCCACCAGCAGTAGTAATGTTAACACCACTGTAAGATGCCGGATAGTAGGCAATATTACCAACAATGGCACGCAGACCGTCCATGGTGCGGAAGGGTTGGCCATTCCGAGTACCTTGGCTCTTAGTTCCGAAGAACAGAGCTTTCTCAATATCCGCTGCGTGGAAAGCTGCACATTCCATACGGCTTTCTGCAACAGTGGATTCTCCTGCAATAACCTGGGTAGCCTGAGCTGAACCAGAAACTGCCCAGCTATTGCGGAAGATTTGAGTTAGATTGGTAATACGGACTGGATTGATTGCCAGGGCGTTGGGACGAACACTGGATTCTTCAAACGCATTACCAACTTGGTACATGTTCACATTGTCAGCAATTGCTGCAGCAGTAGAACCTACACCACGAGTTACTTGGATTTGCGTAGCTGAAAGAACAGTATTTACCAGAATGACTTCACCAGTGCTTTCGGCGCGAAGAAGCATTCCAGGAAGAATGTTTGCGCTGGTATCAACAGTAAAGACATTGGTAGTTGCATCCGCAATGGCACCATCTAGGGTGACATATGGAAACAGCATGGTTTTAGTGAAGAAGCCATGTTCCACCTGAACAGCAGTTTCGGTGGGAAGCATGGAAGTCATACCGAATAGCGGTGCCTGACCATTTGGCATCAGGCGAGTAATCATGCTGGCAAATGATTTTGCCGCTAGATCAGTAGTGAAGTTGCCAGTGTTAAAGATACCGGTGCTCATAATCTTCCTAAGTTAGTTTAGAAGAATAAATCTCAAGCGACGAACCAATCCACAGTTGTGGAAGAAGTCTTGGTTACAACAATCCAGGTAGATGACGATGCTGGAGTAGTTGCCCGCCCACGAAGAGTTACATTAGTACCCGCAGCCCAAGTCAGTGCAAATGCATCCTGGATAGATACCAGGAAACAGAAAGAATCACCAACATCCATATCAGGGGCAGCAGCAAGAATTAGTGCAGCAGTGGGAGTTGTTACAGTCCGGCCAGCGGAGAGTGCGCTGTAATACAGAATACCTGTGGACATTTCTGCCACAGTAATCGTATGGTTAGCATCAGTAGTTTTCTCAGTAATTACTGGGTTACCAAGAAAGCCATCACCAGCACGCATTTTCGCCGGCATCACAGTACCGGACTCAATCAGAGGACGCTTAAATAGCATGATAGTTCCTATTCAAATTACCCAAATGGGCGAGAGATTATTGAGACAGCCAAGTTTCCCAGTCTTCCTCTGTATTTTCCTTCTTACCTGAAGGAGTACCAGTCTTCTTGGGGGGAACTAGCTTAGTTGCTGCGCCTGTAAAATACTCAATTGCCATTTGCTTAATTTCATCAGCAGTGGCTTGAGGAAATTTCTCGGCCAGTTGGTTTTGAATAAGACCTACCACAGGAGCAACTGCTGGGTCTTTGAATGCAGGATTATCTTTAATAAGATCGTCCTGAACTCGTTGTCGCTTTACAAGATCGGGAACCCTGCTAGCGAAATCTTCTTGTGCTTTCTGTACTTGTGCAGTAATGAGTTTATCAGTTACCAGTACAGTTTGAGCATAGGTTTGTTGGGAGACTTTATTGAGAGCCTGAACAAGAGCCTGAGTTGCTTCCTCACCACCAGCAGTGATCTTTGCAAGAATGTCCTTATCAAGAACTTTTGCAAAATCTACTTTGGCTGCTGCCTCAAGCATTTGCTGAGGTGTGAGTCCGGTAGGTTCTTGGCTTTGCTTGTTTGGGTCAGTGGGCTCATTCTTCCAGAGGTCTTTGAACTTATCCTCGGGGGATTCCTTGTTACCTTCATTCCATCCTGGAGGAACAATTCCATTTGGAGCAGTACCTTCGGAAGAATGGGGAGGCGTAGGTGCAGGATTATTTGCAGGATTATTCGATGCTGGAGGTACAGCAACCTGTTGTTGTGGTGTTGGTGCCGCAGTTTGGGTTGGGGGTGCACCAAAGATTTTATGCATCACTGAACCAAGGATATTCTGAGTAGCCATAATCTTTTACTCCTGAGAAGAGAGGTGAATTTCAGATTGACGCCCCTGATTTACAATTGTCTCAGCGGCAGAAGACATTTCAAGAAGGTAGGATAGGATACCAATTTGACCTTGCAGTTCCGCATCCTCTTGCTGGAATTTTAGAGGATGTTCTGGGTCAAATTGTAGAGAGATTCGCTTATTCGCTAGTGCTGCCCTTTCATTTTGGATAACCTGTTTTTGAAGAGATGTTAGGATCTGGCCCTGCAGAATTTCTTCCGGAGAGAGAACCCAGGACTGGAATGGATTTTGTTGGTCAAGGTGTGCCACGATTATTCTCCAGTTGCGGTACCAGTATTAGCTGGTGAATTACCTGATGGAGGTTGTTTTAGTCCAGACTGGGTTGCAGGATCTACCATGTTGGGATCATATCCGAACTGTTCTGGCAGTGGTTGGGGGACATTAAATGGTGCGCCCTTTTGGATGGCCATTTCTGCAAGCATTCTCCACTGAGAAACTGCCTGCTCATATGCAACCTGAGGTTGTGATTTCTCAAAAGCGGAGAGATCTACATTCTCGGTTTTCAGGATATAAGAGAACAATGGTGCAATGTTATATCCTTGGGCCAGAAGTTGGGAAGAGCCAAGAACCTGCATTGCAATCTTGCGAGATTCAGAGGAGATAACCTTTTCCTTAGGCAGCAATCCATCAGTTACCTTGAAATTCAGAACTGCCTTACGGAGGGCCAGAGGATCAACTTGTACATCTTTTCCTTGGGAAGGAGAGTAGATTGTTCCAGAGGTCTGGTACTGGAGCATATTAATTTTAAGGACTTCTTTTAGTGGGGTAAATACTTGGGCCTCATAGAGTAATGCAGTCATCTGATCCGATGACGTTGCATTCTGCATTGTAGATTCCCACTGATCGTTTGTCTTATTTCCTTTAATGAACTGCCCCTGGCGAACTTGGTTCTGACCATTTAGGACATTACCAAACTGGACGAGGGCCTGAATTTCTTGTAGAGCAATTCCAGCTTGATCGTCCCGGAAAGGGAATTGATACACAGACTCTGCAACTGGTTTGCCGTAGGCAGATGGACGAACTGGAATCTTTGCAGAAGGGTTCGTAGAGTTCATGTGGGCCTCTGATACTCGGGAAGGATCGTAAATTACACGATCAGTGATTGCCCGCCGCCTCGATGCGATAACCGAATTCATCAAAGCAGATGTTACTTGTTGAAATGGTTCTGCATCTTGTGCCAGTGATTTGGTCTGGTATCCTAGGCCATCCTCCGAAGGGCACCCAAAAAACACAGGGATCTTTTCGTGAGCATTCGTTTGTCGCTCTGCATAGATAACGACAGAATGGTTCACAAGAATTAGCTTCCATACCTGCGGAGTATTTGGTGCCGGGACTCGAAGATTGAAATCTGAGGGGATGATACGTACGTACTCTACAGATACTTCGTAGAGGCCACGATAATTAATTGCCTGGGCACCCTTACGAGCATAAGTTCCCATTCCTACCCAGCCCATCCAATCAATGGAATCTAGGGCTTCAGGTTCCAGGAAAGAATCTGGGTTTAGCTGTGGAAGGTAATAGGATGCACCGTAAGCACCTTCCATAGATCCTTGAACACCTAGGAGAGAAGGTGATTCAAAGGCCGGAACAATGTTCTCAATGATCTTTGTTTCGAGGGTTGCGATATATGATTTCAGGGCAGTGCGGGACATAAGCATTGTATGCCCCGCAAACTCACCCTTTGTTGGAATATCATAAGGTTCGCAACGGGAGTCAAAGAATGTATTGTATGGATCCCATCGCTTGATTACATTGCCTTGCCAGATAATCTGTTTGGGGCGGCCCTCTACTCCAGATTTATAGGAGATGTCAGTTTCAATGGCGGCAGTAACTACTTTTTCCCAGGTAACTTCTAGGGCTGAAAGATTATATTTGAAACCATCTTGGAAAAATAGGAGAAGTTCCCGTGCCCAGGAGCCTCGGATGGAATTCTCTTCAAGAACTGCCTGCATTTGTAGTGCAGCATCTTGATAGATGGGGTCGGCGACTACACCAAAGATTGGGTAATCAGTCAGGAAAACTGCAGCCTGATAGGCAACAGCAGCTTTCACCTGAGGTTTAATAATTGGTACGGTGATGTTCTGGAACTTGTTGGAATCACCGTAGCGATTGGCAATCTTGGCCCGGATGTTTTCATCAGTGAGATCTTGTTCACGAAGATAGGCCCGGTCAATATTGCGAAGATTAGATTTGATTCGCCACTGTCGTTCCACTAGGGTTGAGACAGTGCGATGGTATTGAACTAGCCCTTCCTGGGCAGTTTTGGGGATGTAGAGAGATTCGGTGGCTGCCATGATTTTGGTTGGTTTGGGGATTATTTGGGAGCTGGGGCGGGCAATTTATTTATGTAATCTAGAAGTAACTTGATGCCGGCCCGCTCATCTAGTTTGGGAATATACTTTGGATTGGCAATGAGTTCATCCACAGGCACATCATAGTAAGAGGTTGGAACCCCTGGGAGAAGGGCATCTCTGGAGGTGAAAAGATCTTCCACTGTTCTGGCCTCTGCCTCTCCAGGGATTCTTTTGTAAAGAGCCAATGCCTCCTCATCCAGGAGTTTTAGAGTCCTGCTGGCCTCAAGAAGGTCACGAACAGCATTGTCTGAAAGCCCAGAGATATAATTTGGATCAGTTATGAGAGAGTCTAGTTTTGATTTGGCAACCTCAATACCCCTTTTGTCCTTAAAGAACATCTCAGGGTTTCCGCCAAAAGGCATTGAGAAGTCATTTTGGATTACATGCTGGAGTTCGTGAAGAAGTGTGGATTGCAGTGCCTGAGGAGAGCGAGCACGCTTTAGAGAAATCTCTCTGGTACTTGGGTTGAATGCTCCACCACCAAAACCTGTAGGATCTGCAACAACAGTTATATCACGCAAGGTTCCAGGAATAAGTTTTTCTAGGTCAGGATGCTCTAGGATGTCTCCTAGGGAAAACTGAGTCCCTGGAACAATTGATGCTGCCGTAACTTGTCGTTTTTCCCCAGTTGCCTTACTCTTTAGAACAACACCTTTATATTCAACCTGGTCACGAAGAAGTTTAGAGCCTTGGTCAGAGATTACACTCCGCAATCCTGCGCCAGTGGGATCTTGGTAAATGCCGGTACGAGTAAATACTTCTTGGGCTGATACGCCTGCGGCTAGGAGACGATCTGCTTTTTTAAGTTGTCCTAGGGATTTTCCAGCAGCAAAAGCTGGTAAAATAACTGCCTTACCAACACCAATTGCGCCAGTAGGAGAAATCATCCCTCCAATCAATTCATCTATACCACCTTCACCACTCTTTGTTTTAATGCCTGTCATGGCTTCAAAGAGTTGGGCGCTACGATCTTTCTCGCCTAGATAAGAAGTGTCTCCTGCGAATTTATCAGCAACATCCATTAGGAATCCAGGCAGATCTGTGGTGGCTGCCTTAGCGAATCCGATCAGAAAGTTCTTGGTGGATTCCAGACGCTCTTGTCTTTGCTTTTCTACAATCGCAAGGGATTCTTCAAAAGTTAGTTTAGGAGATGCCATCTTTCTCTTCTCGTTTCTGTTCTGCCAATGCCTTCTCTTTGAGATACCAATCTCGCAGAAGTTTAGCTGATTGCAAAAGCATGTAAATTAGTGTGGCCCCAGAAACAAGAATAGCACCAACGGTACTTACATCTTGAAGGGACCAAGACCCCAGAACTCCCGTTAGTCCAATAGAAACTTTCTGCATGATTTCTTGAGATTCTGTTTTCATGAGGCTATCAGAATGGTGATGTTTCCAGTTCATTCCGCACCTTGAGTGCCCCGAAGTCTTGGAGATTGATTGTGAGTCCTGAGACAATGTACTCTCCGTAGAGTTCGATGACTTTTGGGGCGTAAGTTAAGAGGTCCAGAATACCGTCAGTGTTGTTTGTTTTTAGGTAATTGAATGAGGTAATCTGGGAAAATACCTGGGGCCGCACCGCGTTTAGGAGATATGTTTCTCCTGCGAGGAGCGCCTTGAACATTTCCAAGATGCGGGAATTCTTGGATTTCTGGCCTGAATATACATCCACGCAGTTAATACCAATAATGCCCATTTGTTGGCAAATGAAATTATGCCAGTAAAGGTAGGAGTATTGGTAGGCATTTGATTCAACTGCGATGAGGGTACAGTTGTATTTGAAGCAGAGTTTAAGGGATTCACGAATAGAATCGCCAGGGGATAGCTTTCCTTCAATGATTTCTATGCAAACAGGTCGACCGTCCCAGATTTCGAAATATCCAATAGACACTGCATCTGCATTGGCCTTGTCAGTTGCAGGATCGATGATTATAAAATTACCTTGGTGGATTCCGTTTTCTGAGATTTCCTGCTCAAAGGCGCAGAGAGGAATTTTGGAGATATCGATGTTTGTATTTACAGAGGCATTCTCATCATTGAGTACTTCTGCATAAAAGATCTCTGGGCGGCCTGCGGAAAGATCATTTTCGAATTCTTTAAGAAGTTGGGCGATTGATTGTAGCTCTTCCCAGAGAGATGTACCATCAGCAAGGATGCCGCCCGCAATAAATTTCATCCAGGTTGGGTTATGTTTCAGGCGACGCAGTAGGGACCACTTAGTTGGGTACATATTAGCAATGAAGATGAATAGGCAACCTTCCGGAGATTTTGCCTTCATAGCAGTGCCGAACATCCAAGTTTCTAGGTTTGTAGATACGATTTCTGAATCTGCATCCGCCCGTGTTTGGATATCATCAAAGATCATTACATCGGGACGGGCGTTTTCTAGGGTAATGCCACGAATGTCAGCTTCCGCGCCTGCACCCATCAGGATAATATTTCTTCCTCTGAAACCGAAGCGCTTAAGATCCTGTCGATCTGTGTGGCAAGCAAGTTGCCAATCACCAAAAACTCTCTTAATATTGGTTTCAGAGAGCATTGAGACAATATCTGTGATTACGTTATTTGCTTTAGTCTGGGTGCCACAGATAATTAGGATGAATTGTTTCTTTGTGAAGAGTATGCAGTAGAGGACGAAGATTTTTATGAGCATGGTTTTTCCAAACCCGCGAGGTAATCCTATAGCGAGTTGGGAAAAATCACGAGATTTGTGGACATAGGAGAGCAGCCAAGTCCAGATGGCTTGGAAAACAGGGGGAAATAGGTATTTAAATACAGTTGGGAGGGCAAGTGCGGCAAGAAAGTCTAGGGAATTCCGGGCCGATTCCTCTACTTCTGAGGTTTTGAATGAAGCTTCTTTGTATGCAGGAGTATCGAATATAGATTCATCAGTGCGAGGAGCAGAGTCATCCAGTTCCAGTTGTGTGGAGAGTGGAAGTTTTGAGGAGATTGACATGAGTGGTTATTTGGTAGATACGCGGGCAAGGTAAATTTGCATGCGAAGCAGATGTTCGCGCGCGGCTTCTTTGTTTTTCTCTTCTAGTTTCTTACGGGCGGCCTCAGCTTCAGCTAATTTTGCTGCTTTCTTGAGAGCTAGGGTCTCCATGAGGGAGTAGTTTGACATTTTGAGCTTCCTTGTGCTTGGATAAAAGGGCCTGCATTGACCCAGACTGTACAGTAATGAGGGGCTGTTGTCCAGCTTGAATGACCTGGTTGTTAACATTTACAGTAAATTTATTTGTAATGATTGTTGGCATAATAAGAGGAACAACTTCTTGGGCGGTGGTTATAGATTCTGGTGCAGACTGGCCACGACGTTTTGCTGCGTTGATGATTTGATAAATACGAGCAATTTCCATTGGCCTCATCAGGTATGGAATGCAATCATTTAATTTTTTCAGGAGGCGATCTTCTATGGAGTCAGCTTTTTCGTCTCGTTCAGAATAAGATAGAAGGTTTTTATATCGGAGTTCTGCGACCGCGTCAGCAAACTCATCTTTAGAGAGAAGTTGTGATATGGCAGATTCAGTTATTCCGAGCGCAGCAGCAGTTTGGGACGGTGTTACACCTTTCCCAAGAAGGTTCAGGGCGCGCTGCTCTGTACTGGAAAGAATAAGATCTTTGTTTGTTAGGGCTGTGGTAGTGATGGACATAGATAAAACTCCAATCTAAGGGAAATAATAACAAAAAGACAGTGGGCTGCCTACGGGGATTTTTCCTGTTGTGTTTGTAATTTGTATTGTTCCAGATCATAAAGAAAACATAATTTTGTGGCCTTCAGGCTGTAGGATTTTGCTCTTATATTCTGAATAGTTTTCTTACTTTTAGAAAATTTTTTTGCAATATTTTCTATGAAACGGCAAAAATTT